CGCAATTACCTAATGTAAGCGGTGATAGTGGCGATACAGGTTCAACGCCTTCTGTTCCTATTGGTGGTGGAATAGGTGGTTTAATTCCTAATTTAGAAGGCATATCGCCACAAGGAATAACAGAACCACAACCTGTTCAAGCATTCGTAGTTGAAAACGATATTTCTGATGCACAAGCGTTGCAAGAAGAACTAGACATTCAATCCACATTATAAACAAAATTAGAAACTTTATATTTATAGGTATTATGGCTAAAAAGAAAAAACTTATTGAATTAATAATTGACGAAACGGCAGAACATTTTGGCGTTGATGCAATTTCTGTTGTTAAATTTCCTGCAATTGAAGAAAACTTTGTTTTTTTTAATAATGACTTTTTAAGTCTTGCAAAGATAGATGAAGAACAAAAGCAATTAATTGGCGCAGTTTTAATTCCAGACAAAAAGATTCCTAGACTAAACAAAGAAACTAACGAAGAATACGAGGTGTTCTTTACTAAGGAAACTATTAGACAAGCGCAGAAGCTATTTATGTCAAGTTTAAACAACAATAATCATACTCTAGAACACAAAGAACCCGTTGAAGGTTTAACTGTTGTGGAATCTTGGATTAAGGAAAATAAAAAATACGACAAATCAAATATGTATGGATTTAACAATATGCCGATTGGAACTTGGTTTGTTCAAGTAAGCGCAGAAAACAATCCTGATATTTGGGAAAAAATAAAAAACAAAGAAGTGAGGGGTTTTTCTATTGAAGGTTATTTCACCGATCAACTAATTGAACAATCAAAAGAAGTTGACATATTAGACGAAGTTTGTGAGGATTGTCCAGATGAAGTAATGCTAGGAAAAATCAAAGATATTATTTTAGCTAATGAATTAAACCCTGTTGGCAGTTTAGATGGTGAACCATTATTTAGAAATAAAGAAGAAGCTGAAATATATGCAGAAATGTTTAAGGGTTGTTCTGGTTCTCATGCGCACACAGTTGATGGTGTTAAGTTGTATATGCCTTGCGTGGATCATAGTTCAGCTACAATGAAAGAAGAACTTTACGATAAAAAGAAAAAACGTAAATACAAAAAAAAATACAAGATGTTAGAATATGTTGCTTTTGCTAAACGTAAAGCAATGTTGAAATATTCTTGGGATGAATGTATACGTGACCAGATGAAGCAATACGGCAATAAGGAAACGGCACAAAAAGTATGTTCAGCTATTAAAAACAAGACTGTCAGACGTTAGAAAATAAACAATACTAAACCTTTTATATATATCTATGTTATGGGAACTATCGAAAAAATTTTAAATATCTTAAAAATGAAAAACGAACCAAAATCTTATTCTGTAAAATTTTATGCAGAAATGAAACTTGATGACGGAAGGGTTGTCGCTACAGAAGATGATCAATTTATGATCGGATCAAAAGTATTTGCAGTTAGTGATGACGGAAATGCAGAAGCATTAGAAGCAGGATCATACACAATGGAAAACGGCAATAAATTAACAATCGGAGAAAATTCTGAAATTCTTGATTTAGGCGAAGAAAAAGAAGCTGAGGATGTAGAAGAAGCATCTGCAGAAGAAGAACTATCAGAAGACACAGAATTAGCAGAAGAAGCAGACGTTGCAGATTGGGAAGGAATGGAAAAAAGAATTAAGAATTTAGAAGACGCAATTGCAGACCTAAAAGCTGACAAAGTAGAAGCGTCAGCAGAATTATCAGAAGAAGAAACAGAAGAAATGTCAGAAGAAAAAACTGAAATGAGTTCAGAAGATGTTATCGGAGATCTTATGAGTGAGGTTGAAGAACTAAAAAGCAAAATCGTAGAACTTAGTAGCGAACCTGCTGAAGAAGGTATTACATATTCACCAGAAGGATCTAATGCTACAACCACTATGGATTTAGGAAAACTGTCATCACAGGAGAGGGCAGCATATTACATTAACAATAAATAATTATAAAAAGATGAGCAAATATCAAATTTCAAAAAAGCGTGACTTTGCAACTGATATCGCAATTAATGGCGATACTTATGCAGGTGTCCACGCAATGCCCTATGTAACTGCTGTTGTCAGAACGCCTGATACAATAGCAAAGGGATATGTGAGAACAATAGATGGTTTAACAAAAAGTGCAGTTATTAATAACATTGCATCTGCAAATCCTGTTCAGGCTGCAGGGTGTGATTTTGATAATACAACTACAATTTCTACAACAGAGCAAGTTTTAACTTTAACTGACTTAAAAGTAAATGAGCAAATTTGTAGAGGAACAGTATTTCCAACTTGGATGGGTCAAGGAATGGACAGAAACGGAAACCTTCCACAAGCATTCTCTGACTTTGTATTACAGGTTGTTGCAGGTAAGGCAGCACAACAATTAGAGATCGGAATATGGCAAGGTGCAGCACCTTTCGGTGTTGGATTCTTATCTAACGATGGAACACAAGATGAAGATGGTGCTGATGCAAGTGCATTAAAAGATTTTACAGAAGTTACTTTTGCAAACCCGTTAGATGCAGGTGACATCCTTGATGGCTTAAAAGCAGTATATGCTTCTGCAGCAGCAAATTTACCACAAATACTAACTAAGCCGGGATTTGGATTTTATATGAATGCGCAAACATACTCATTCTATTGTCAAGCATTAGCAGCAGCTACTACTTTTCAAGGATTAGGCGCAGCAGGTAGCTTTGATGCTTTAACATATATGGGTTTTCCAATTTACGTTTGTCCGGGAATGTTTAATGATGTTATTGTTGCAACTTATCCTGAGAATTTAGTATTTGGAACTAATAATTCCACTGACTGGACTGAGGTTCGATTAATACCTACATACGAATATGATGGTTCTGACAATGTAAGAATTGTTATGAACTTTGCAGTCGGTGTTCAAGTTGCAGTAGCAACAGATGGTGTTTACGGATCAACTGTTTGGACTTAATAGACACTTTAAATGGGGGGTTGCAATACACCCCCTTTTTATTAACCTTTTAATACAATAATAATATGGCTTGTGATATTACAAGAGGACGATTAATAGACTGTAAAGACACCATTGGTGGATTGAAAGCTATTTACATCTGTAAAGCATATAGTAACAACATTAATGCAGTTGCTAATATAAACGCAACAGAAATGACAACGGCAGGTTTTGCGACTTGGTCTTGTTGTGGTGGAACTGTTGAGGTTTTTAAATATGATTTAGTGCCTAATTTAAGTTCAATGACTGTGAACATAAATTCTGATAATGCTAATGGAACAACATTCTTTGAGCAGACATTATCGGTAACTTTACAAAAAATTGACCACGATACAACTAACGAACTTAGATTGATGGCTTATTCAAGATCGCAGATATTTGTTCAAGACCAAAATGATAATTGCTTTTTATTAGGAATTGATAATGGTTGTCACGTAACAGGTGGCACAGTTATTACAGGAACGGCAATGGGCGATCAAAACGGATATACAATAGAATGGGGTGCACAAGAAAAGAATGCTTTAATTCAGCTTCCTGCTAGTGCAGGTGTTGCAACGGCAAAATTCCCTTTTGATGGATTAACGGACGAAGCTAATTTAACAATTACAGTAGGAACATTACCATAATCGTTACTCAATACAAAAAAAGAAAGGGGTTTTATTGCCCCTTTTTTTATTTAAAAAAAACAAATAACTTATATTTATATTTATAGTAAAATACTATGGCTTGGAAATTAAAAAAAGAATGGGAAGGTAAAAGCATTGATTCAATAAGAATGCCTTTAGATGACCTAACACAAAAGCAAATAGAAGGACTTATGGAAAGTGTTAGAAATAGTTTGTTTGAACAAGTAAAAAAGAAAAAAAATGTGGAAATTAAAGGAGAAATTTAACACAAAAGATTATGTTTTTTTTGATCCAAACGAATTAAGCGAAGAAAATAAAACTATAATTCTGGGAAAATATCCAGATTTATTTGATGAACATTTTACAATAATATGATACAACTATTTAGAGATACTGTGTCAATTTTAAACTTTCAATCAGTTTATATTGACTTTTATAGTGAAATGACCGACATATCATATCCACCTTTATTTTCTTTTACAAGTCATTTGTCTGGTAAAACATTGAACGCATTGCCTAAATCAACTAATTACACTAACAAAGAAAGATATGTCATTGTTCAGTTTATACCATTTGGTTTTAATCTTCCGAGCGCAGGGGTTTTAGATATGGGAAACACAGATTATCCATACGGAATATATAATGTAACGGCATACCAAAATAATAGTAGTTCAAATCTTGATCCAGACAA